CTAGAATCCCCATCCAGGATTGGTTAAAAGAGGCAAGGCTGGCTGCCGCTTCTGTTGCAGAAGAGGCGGCTGCTTGAGCCTGCGCTAACGCATCCCCTTCAGCCGCATCCTGAAGCGTTGCCGCAGAGATATTGTCGTAAAAACCAGACATAAATTAATACCCGCTTGAAACGTAATTTGCCGCACCAGCCGTCTCAGCGGTGCGGGTGTGTGCTGTAATTCTTGAGAAAGCTGTCTGATAGCCCATTTCCCAGCGGCTGTCATCGGTGTTTAAAAACCGGGAAGCCTCGCTAAGTGCGCCATATAAATACATTTCTGGGACAGTCTTTAAAAGATCATTAGTTGGATTAGTGTCTGTCAAAGGATCAACTTCGTAATAATAAATAACTTTTATTTTGTCAGTAGGAGACATCGTTGGTGTTGGAAAAAATACAAATTCGTTTGCTTCACGCGCAAAACTTGTAGGAATGCCCGATCTCTCTGTTTGGCTGTGAAGAAGTGTTAAGGTCATTCGGTTAAGAGGCTTACCGTTGTAAAAAACATCTTTCATTTCTAAAAAGTCATTTGGAATTGTTGCGTATCCCGCAGAGTCGGGAATTATGTACGCTGTCTTTTCAATAGACGGAATCCTAAGTTCATGCGCCAGTCGAGACTCAACTAGGCGTATAAAATCTGGTATTTCAGTTGCTAAGTCGGTTCTATTTAACCAGTTAGCGATTGCGGCTTGAAGGCCACTATAAGTAGTCATGCTCATAGTCTGCCACCGCCTGTGCGAAGGTATGCCCACTCAGGTGCGTTAAGCTTCTTCTTCATTCTCGCCAAGTCTTCTTTATTTGGGGACATGACATTTATACCTTCCTGCATCCACTGCACAGCTACAACATCGGGTATGGTTGCTACGCGCACCAAATCGCCCATGCGCCGACCTTCAGCTTGCTCTCTTGCCCTTTTATTGGCTTCAAGAACTCCAGTAACGTCTTGAGAGTGACTGATATGAATTTTGTCATCGCTTTTGTCGTGCTGAACATTAGCGATCATTTTGCCAGTTTGGGAACCAGGCATTTGTAACCTCCCTAAATAAATAAAAGGATGGCCCCGTAGGGCCACCCAGATTTATTACTTTAAGCAGTAAGGGCGTTAATCAGACCTGATGCTTTGTCGTTTTCACAAACCAAAGTTTGCTCAGTGAGCATTTGCTTCTTCTCGCTGTCGCCGTTACGGGCGAGGTTGATAGTCTGCATTGGACGCAGCACTGCGCGTGACCAATACTCTGTGTCCAAAACGAGACAAGAGTTGGCCTGGAGGAAGCGATTTGGAACCACGCTGCACTCGCCGAAGGGCGACACATATAAATCCACGGAATTCACAATTTTAGTGCCAGTGCTAAAGTCACGCTCACGGCCTGCTGAAGCAGCAAAGTTGGCAACAGTTACAGAGTGAGATGGAGTCACCTGAATCTGGTTGGGATCGCCGCCAGCTTCATATACAGACTGCAAAGTGGACAGAAGAAGTGCTTCAGTAAAAGTTCGGTTAGAACCGGCAGTGTTAGTTGTCGCTGCGTTGATCTGGTTCTGAGCAGACGTAAGCTGACGAGCGGTTGTTGCGTTACCGGCAGTACCTGCCTGTCCAGCACCAACAAAGGCATGCTCTATGTCTCTACGCAATTCTTTTCCTTTCATCGCGATATTCATCGCCAAGTCCGAATCCCTACCGTGCTTTTCTACGGCTTCAGATGTACCTGAACTCTGGACTACCTTGGTGAAAATCTGCGTGTTAGCAGTTTTCATGGTGGTGGTGTTGTTACTTGCTGCACCCGCGTCTGCTCCTTCTACGGCGGCATTAGCACCTACAGCGGCAAGTTCTGCCTGTTGCCATTGGTGCAGAGTGGCTGATGCTGTGCCTGTTCCGATTGAAGAGGTAAATGGGGTCAGCGTAGGGCTGATGTCATAAATGATATCTTCGATATCCTGTTTTAAGCCCACCTGGTCGTAAGTTTTTAAAGTGTTAGCTACTACTGGCATGATTAAATTTCCTAAAATTAAGAGTTATTCAAGAGGGCTTGAACAGCGTCTTCCATCCTTCCAGACTTCTTGAGACGTTCACGCGATTTGCGATGATTCTCTTTCTTGCCTAAATCTTTGGGTTCGCCTTTCTTGCCCGACAAAGTTTTTTTGGCTGACGCTTTAACTTTCTTTTGCGTCTTCACCTTTGCCTGATCGAACTGCATAGCCTTGTACAATGCCGTAATCATTCGATGGTCGTGAACTTCATTAAATTCTTCTGATGTCACACCTAACGATTGTGTTGCGTACTCACCTATTGAGTAATACAAATCGTTGTTCCAATTAGGGATTGTAGATTTAAGAACAGTCAAACTTTCTTTCGCATTCTCACGCGACATCGCCTGCTGTTGTTCTTGACTGCGCTTTTGATGCTCGTCAGCTTGTGACTTTATAAAGTTATACGTCTGCTGAGTCTGCTCAAAAACAGCTTTGGCCTGTTTATATTGATCAGGATTTTGTACAGCCGCTTGCTCCCAATCCACGTTGTCAAAACGTGATAAGTCAGCACCGGATGCAGTAAGAAGGGCGTTAAGTGTAGATTCGTAATTTGCAGTTTGTTCTTCTGCGGCCTTACGCTGTTCAGACACTGCCTGCGTCTTCTTTGTGTAATCAGATTGTCTAAGATAACCAAGTTTAATCTCTTCAATCGACACGCTTTCGCCATCGATTTCGATATTACCTTCGGTTATATATTCAGGTGCGCTTTCAGATTCATCTTCAGATTCTTCGGTTGGGTCTTCGACCTCTTCTGATTCTTCTAACTCTTCTTCAACTTCCTGCGACTCTTCGATTACTTCGTCAGTGATCTCATCGACCACGTCTTGCTCTTCATTAGGCTTTTTGGGGGTGTCCTGGTCGGATTCCAAAACGGCCATCAGTCGCGCATTAATATCTTCTTTATCGATGGTCTGGGAGTCCGTTGCGGTTTGCTCTTCTGACATCAAATTTCTCCAATTATACTCGTTTACTCAACGTGTTGTTGTGTCTTCAATTCATAGTTGTTAATCAGCCCAGCAAATTGCTGAACAAACATTTGTCCCGCCTTAAACATCGAATACAGTCTTTCTCGCTCTGCATTGTCCTCTGGCGGTGATGCAAGGATTTGATCCATGATATTTGCATTCATCATTTCAAAAGCCCTGTTAAAAACATCGCTGTGCAACATTTCTTTTGAGGCTTCTGCTATCGTAGCGAGTTCGCCTATATCTTCTTCATTCATCAGTTTTAGACTCCACGTCAGTGGTTGGTACTAATTTAATGGTCTTACCCCGCATCCGTCCTTGTGGGCGAGGCATGGCCGTTTCCTTATCAAGTTTTCCGTCACGATAAGCCTGGTACTCATTAAACGCCTGCTTGCGCGTTTTCTTCTTAGCGTATTTTTTGTCGTTAGCTTTTTTTATAAAAGCATCAAACTGACCCGTATCATCAATCATCATCCAATACTCACGTTGCGTTTTTGTTCAGCTTCAAGCTGTAGTTCTGCCTCTGACATTTCCATATCGTGGGTCTGCTTCTCAACATCCAGCATCAACCGGCTCTCTGTTTCTTCCTGGTTGTGCTGCATATTCTCCATCTCGATAAGCATCTTGTTCTGCTCTTTCAACACATCAAGTTCTAATTGACCTTCTAGAACGGCAACCTGTCTTGCGGTCATACCCGCGTTAAACTTCTCAACTTCTGACTGCTTGGCTGCGGCCTCTTCCTGTTGCTGTTGCATCTGCTGTTGCTGTTGCTGGAACTCAGGGCTGTTTGGATCGAACAGGTACATAGCGCCAGACTTTATGTTCAGCAACTCATACGCACGACTCAGCAAAGCGTGACGCTGTGGTGCGTTGTACATACCGCTTACGTTGGGGTCGTTCGGGTTCATCGTTAACTGCTGATCAAGTGACAACAGTATCTGCGCTTCTTGTGCCTGCTCGTCAGGCGTTAGGGCCACAGCGACAGACATCTCTGTGCGGTCGCCTAAGAACTGAGGATTAACAGGCACAAACTGCCCATCAAGCTGTACGGCTTTTTCTCCCTCATACTCGACAGCCAACTTGTAAATGTCGTGCATCAGTGGCTTTAAAAAATTCTCAGCCAAGTTACGCGCCATCACCATAATTCTACGGTTACTGGCGTTCATAAACTGAGTGATCAGGTCAGAACTGTTCTGCTTACTAACAACAGTGCTGTCCATGCCTCGCGCCATACGACTCATCCCGCTACGCGCTTCCTTCTCAGTTTCAAGGCTCTCAATCGCCTGGAAAACAGTGCCTGATAGATTCGGCATCGGCAGTGGACGAACCACGTTCTCTGGATTCGGTGAGTTAACATCAATAATCGCCCCCACCTTATTATCCAATAAATCTCTGGGGTTCTTAACCAGTGAGAGGTTAGCTATAAACCGCGATGTGTTGGTCATAAATGTGTGATCGACCACGCCGCGCTTTAAACTGCTCTGCGTTTTCTGGATATCAAATAAAACATCCGCAAGGCTCATACCGTGGAAGCGGTGAGGTAAAGGGAACGGGGTAAAGTACCTAAACGGTTTCTCAGATACGATCTCTTTATCGAGTAGCACGTTGCGGCTGTGCAACACTTTCAAATAAACGCACTTCTTTAAATCATCGCGGTACTTCTTGATATAGCTTTCATAAATTGTAACGTGCTGGCGGTCGTGATCAGCATCAGAGTGATCGTCCTTTCGAAAGCCATCAACTGAGTCTCGTCCAAGCCCACCGTCTTCAAACAGATCGTGATCCTCGTCCAACTTAGCAACGATATCAGGATCAAACCCTTCAGATAGCAACTCGCCTCGTGTGCGACTTGTGCGGTGCGAACAGAAATCAGCATCTTCTTCATTTGTAGCACGGGGTGATATCAGAAAGTCTTCTGGCGGTATCGTCTCAATACAAATTTTCGACTTGTCGATCTTTCTGGCTATCTCGCCAGAGTACATTACCTGTGATGACTCGATAAGCTGGCCTGTTTGCGCGTCCTGAACCTGAACAGCCTGTGCCTCTTCAGCGATCTCTAAGATTGTCACGTCCTGGTCTTGCATCAGCATGTTGAAGGACGGCTCGTCTAAGCCCTCAAAGGTTTCCTCTTCATACTCGTAGAGGTTTTTATAGTACCGCTTCACAATCCCGGTCTTCGCCACCAGAGCATCGTGAATAACATCGTGCAGAATCTTTGTCCCATTGTTCTCACGATAAAAAATGTAGTTGGTAAGCGCCGTTGCCATCTTGGCAGGCAGAAAGTCCTCTGCGGTTTGCGGGTCGAACCGGCACACGTTGCGGTCAGCCGTCATACATTCAAGAAGCATCGCCTTAACAGACTCAACTCCGTCAAAAACGTCCATGCTCACATGCTGCGATCTGCCAGCGCGTTCATTACCCAGCGGCTGACCGTAGTAGTATCGATAGCCCTTATCCCGCTGATGGCCGATCTCGCTCTCAGCGTAAGAATCAGCCGAATCAATGTTATTCTCTAGCGATGCGAGTAACTCGTCATCATTTATGTCAGAAACTATATTCATTTTGCTTGTATCCCGAATGTCCATTAGTCAAATGCTCACGCTCTACCTGGTTCTGCCCGAATCGCGTTACGCTTATCGCGGCGTACCGCGTAGCGTCCATCAAATCGTCAAATTCTTTATGTATCTTCCCCTTCTTCCGGTGATACCGGCGAAACTCTTCGAACCACGGAACCAGGTTACTAAACACTCGTAACCGCCCCGTTCTAAACCGTTCTAACATCTCCATCAGCCCAGGCTCAACGTAGTTTGTCCCGTCAGGGTTGCTAAACTTCCCGATCATCAACACCCCCGACTCAAGATACATCTCTGCTAGGGTCTTACCGCTACCCTTCTCCGTGTTATCACCGTCATGGGGGTATATGCAGGGGATAGTCTTGCCTCTTGACTTGATAGCGGTGGAGTGTACCGCTGGAATCTCACCCTCTTTCTTATATGCGTCATAAACGTATATGACATCTGAGTCAGGATCGTAGGCCGTCCACACACAGGTGGTGGGGTGCGTGATTCCAAAGTCCACCGCGCATAGTTTCTTGTAGTGAGGGGGTATCTCAAACGGATCGCACTTTAAAGCTTCTTCGGATATGGGGAAAACCATGCCCTCCCCCAGAACGGGTATGCCCTTTGAGCGCATATCGCGCTGGTACTCAGGGATCGCCGCTAAAAGCTGGGTCTTTGTTTCTTCGGTGATGTGCGGCGCATCGTCCCACGTCACATTCTGCAGGTACTGGCCCTTGTTCGGGTTGTCCATGAACTGACTCACCAGTTCAGTCATCCCGTTTTCCGGTGTTAAAGTACCGACAAGGTAGCCGCCCTTTCCATCATTACCTGTCGCTGTTCGCGTTAGACACTGAGGGTATATTGTGGGGTCGGTCGGCTCCTCATCGATCCAAATGTAGTCCTGCGAACTACCCATCAGGACGTGTTGCCCTTGAGTGTAGGACTTAAAACTTACGAGCGATGTGTTACCAGCCTTATGGCGTACCGCGACATCCCTTGGTAGCCGTGGCGTACCCATCGCCGGGGTTACTTGGTAGATAAGCCTTTGAGGTATGAGGCCAGAGCCGTCAAATTTCCCTTCGCCAAGGTACATACCCATCAATTCTTTAACGATCACGTCACGCAACTGCTCACCGGACACACCCAAGCACCATATCTTAGTCGGCCTAGTGAACCTGATTCCTTCCCACCAATCTGGATATAAGCCTGTGAGGTGAAAAGCTACTTCTGCTGCCTGACTAGCCGTTTTGCCTACGCGGTTTGCCGCCATAAGCATTCTTTGTTTATTTTCAGTGCCAGCATCGTAAAAATGCTTTTGCCATTCGTATGGCTCCCAATACGAGAGACGGTTTTGCGCTTTGTGCAGTTTTACCACACGGATGGCTTCCGCTATTTTGAGCGCCTTATTTTTT